TATACATTTCTACATCGTCAATATCAGGTTCATTATTTAGTTCAATATCCAGTTTATCTTCAGCTTTAGAGAATGGTATATCAGCAAATAATATCTTTACTGATACATTTTATGAAGAAATAGTTAGGGAAGTACCATCAGTAAGTTCATTATTTGTACCACAAGTAAAGAATAATTTTACGAGAGAGGGTAGCGTAGTTGGTAATGGTGAAAACTTTATTAATAGTTTTGATTACGATACTATGGATTACCGTAAAGTTATAGCAGTTACAGATTTTGAAGAAGGGTCTTCTACAGGTATTAATACTTTGTTTACAATTGAACAAACATTAGCACAGCAAACATATTTTAGTTATGCCATGGGTAATTACGGTTTCGATTTAGTAAGTTGGTATACTTTAAAAAATTGGCTTGAAACGAGAGAAAAAATGTTAGCTACTAAACGTTCTTATTCTTTTGATGAAAGAACGCAGATTTTAAGAATGTACCCACAACCTAATGCTAGTAGTAGTAATGTAAGATTTTATGGTGTTATTTCATGTTATGTAGAAAGACCTATAAGAGATTTATTAAAAGAACTTTGGGTTTATCAATATACATTAGCATTAACTAAAATGGCAGTAGCGAATATTAGAGGTAAGTATGGTAATGTAACTCTTTTTGGTGGTGGTAGTTTAAATTCTACCGATTTAATGACACAAGGTCTAGCTGAAAGAGATAAGCTCGAACAACAACTAATGACAGGAGCTGCTCCTGGTCAAGGGGATGCTGATCCAACATTATTCTTTGTCGGTTAATTATTACTTAGCATCAAAGACTTGAATAAGTTTTTGTATAACTATACTTGCATCTTGAATATCTATCACTTCAGTGGTAGTAGATGCTGATGTTAATGGAACATCTTCTTCTGTTTCATAATCACCGTATACGTCTTCATCTTCACCAAACGTTAAATCTAATTCATCAGTTTTTTCATCATCTATAACCTGAGTAATTGGCTGGGTACAACCAATATCTGTTAAAATAATACTTAACAATTGATTTGTATAACTTTCTTCTTTAGCTCTACCAACGAAATCTATTATTTCAGATTGTGTAAATTTACCTTTTAATGAGGTTATAGGAGATGTAAAACTACCATAACACATTAGAGGTAAATACTTAATAGTTATATCAGCAGAGTCTTTAATAAGATAATAAGCACCTTTTTTAATAATAGTAACACCAGTATCAGGTTTTTCTGATGCTATTTTAGCAGGTCGCATTAAATTTTTTTGCCTTATATCACTATTACTAATGATTTTTTCTTCAAATGTCATAATTATATTTATCAAAAAGAATAATAAATTTAGACAAGGCATTTTTAAACCTATAAATTCACAGAAATATATTGGTAGTGGTAACCCTACTTATCGGTCTGGGTGGGAATTGAAATTTTTTAGATGGGCCGACTTAAACGAAAATATATTAGCCTGGGGTAGCGAGAATATTATTATACCATATGTCAACCCTTTGGATGGTAAAGTTCATAGATATTTTGTAGATAATTTTATCGTTTTTAAAGATAAAGATGGTAACAATAATAAATTTTTAATTGAAATAAAACCTAGTAAGCAGACGCAACGACCTGTAAAGACAAAATATAAAAAACAAAAAACTATTTTATATGAACAAAAGATGTATATCCAAAATACTGCAAAATGGGAGGCTGCAAATAAATGGGCGAAGAAAAAAGGTTATAAGTTTTTAATTATAACAGAAAAAGAATTGAATATAAAAAGGTAAATAAACTATGATTTCCTTTAAAAATGTTTAAAGTTATATAAATAATTAATACATGAGTTTAAATCTTATAGTTGAAACACCGGCTCCAAAAGAGGAATTTGAATATATCGTCGAAGAGGGTAATTCAAAAGATAAACAAAACTTTTTTATTAAAGGTCCATATATGATGGCTGAAGGCGTTAATCGTAATAAACGCATTTACCCATTACATGAAATGGAAAAAGAAATTAGCCGATACCAATTAGAAATGGTTAATTCGGGTAGAGCAATGGGTGAATTAAATCACCCAACCACCGCTGATGTTGATCTTGAAAGAGCATGTCACTTAGTTACTGAGCTATCACAAGACGGTAACGTGTTTTATGGTAAAAGTAAGGTTTTATCTACACCTACTGGTTTAATTGTAAGAAGTCTTATTAATGACGGTGTAAGAGTTGGTATGAGTTCAAGAGCTTTGGGTCAACTTATTCCTGAATCAGGTCAAGAAGGTGTTAATAGAGTTAAAGACTTCAAATTAGTGGCTATTGATTGTGTTGCGGATCCATCCTTTCCGAAAGCTTTCGTTAATGGTATCTTGGAAAGTAAGCAATACGTAGTAAATAAATATGGACAGTTTGAAGAAATGTATGATAATTTTGAAAATAGTATTGCAACAATGCCTCTAAAAAATAGAGATCAATTTTTGAAAGATAATATTATTAAATTTTTAAGAAGTTTATAAACAATATGAAAGAAATTAAAACAAATATTAAAAGTTTCATTAGTAACGTTATGAACCGCCAATATAAAAAGGCAAGTTCTGATTTATCTAACGTAATTAACAAGAAAATTGAACAAAAGATATTAAATAATAATATCAATATATTTTAATTATGGACATTAAACAAATTTTATCTGAAGCAACAAACGGAGCACTTAACGAAGAAGTGTTATCTGAAATCGAAAACGTTTTCGAGCAAAAAGTAAACGACAAGGTTGAAATTCATGTCGAACAAGCTCTTAACGAACAAGATGAATTATATACTGAAAAGCTTGATGAGCTAGTTCAAAAGATTGATGAAGATCATTCTTCTAAACTTAAAAGAGTTGTTAAAGCTATCGATGGTGATAGAGCTAATAAATTAAAAATGGTCATCGAAAAATATGAAAGTGCTTTAAATGGAGAAGCAGAAAGTTTTCAAACACAATTAATTGAAAGCATTTCTGACTATTTAGATGTTTATTTAGAAGAAAAAATCCCAGCTGAAAGTGTTCAAGAAGCAGTGAAGAATACAAAAGCTAAGAAAATTTTAGAAGGTTTAAGAAACCATCTAGCAGTTGATAGTGCTTTAGAAAAACAAAGCATTAAAGAGGCCGTAGTTGACGGTCATAATCAAATTAATGAAGCTTCAAAGAAGCTTGAGTCTATTGCAAAACAGAATGCAGTTTTAAAGGAAGAGTTACAGGCAGCAAAGGCTGGTTTAATTCTTGAACAAAAAACAGCAGGTCTTGATAAAAGAGCTAAGCAATATGTAAGCAAAGTTATGCAAGGTAAGGACGCTGAGTTCATTACTGAGAACTTTGATTATACATTGAAGCTTTTCAAGAAGAAAGAAAGCAATAGACTCGAGACATTGAAAGAAGAAGCTTATAGTACAAGAGAAAATGTAGATAGAGTAATTTACGAAGATACAAAACAAGAGATTGTTGAAGAAAAAGTATCATCACCATATTTACAAGAACTATCTAAGTACTAGAATTTACCTATATTGTTTAGGCATTCCTGAGTTTCCTGGTTTTTTTAAACCTTGGGGTCGAATATAAAGGAAAAATACAATTATGAATACAATTAGACCTACACAGGCTTATATTAATGAATCAAGAGCTGCTCAACTCCTTGAAAAGTGGGCTCCAGTATTGGATTACACTTCTAAAAATGTTGCAGCAATTGAAGATAGTCACACTCGTTTAAACACAGCTATGCTACTTGAAAATCAAGAGGCATGGTGTTTGAGAGAAGCTGGACCTAACTACGCTCCCGATACTGGTAATACAGCTGGTAATGGCGGTTCACTTGGTAACCAATTCGGTACCAACGATCGTTATGCATCAGGTACTCCAGGTAAAGACGATTATGCTTCTGGTGATTATCGTTTGCCGAAGATCTTAATTCCAATGATTAGACGTACTTTTCCCGAGTTAATTACAAATGAAATCGTTGGTGTTCAACCAATGGCTGGTCCAGTTGGTCTTGCATTTGCTCTTCGTTATCGTTACACAGGTGAAACACTTGGTGCTGGTATCGACGGTAAAGGTGCAGGTACAGGCGGTACTGGTGGTGGTTTAGGTAATTTAGCTTCTCTTTCTGGTGAAGCAGGTTATCAAGAACTTAACACACAGTATACCGGTACTTCTTCAGACTACTTAGTAGGTAACAGTGATTTCACGTTCAGTGAACGTGATAGAGGTGTTGCTGCTCTTCTTAAAAACTTCGAAATTACAGGTAACATTCCTACAATGGAAGTTTCTTTCGAGAAGACTGCTGTTGAAGCTGGTACAAGACGCTTAGGCGCTCGTTGGTCGGTTGAACTTGAACAAGATCTTAAGAACATGAATGGTATCGA